TTAGTAGCTTTACCATAGCAGTCATAAAGTCGTTGTTTTAAATCCTGTACATCCGAATGTGTATAATAAAGCCAAATAGCTAAAACTCCCGTCGCTCCTTGCTTCTTAATTACTGAAAAAATTTGGTTTAAATCTATCACAATATTAAAATTTGGTTGTTATATCCGTTTCCGTTTTCGTAGTTACAAGTTCCGTGACAGCATCCCGTACATCCGTGACAATCTATCATTGGTCGTAAATCCGTATCTCTATTCTCTTCAGAAATAAATTCAGGGAAAAGCTTTTTGTTTTTGATTAGGTATTTAATTAGTCGTTGTTCAAAGAACGAAGCCTTTTGTGCGTAGTGTTCCATTCCAAAAGCAACCTCTCGTTGACTTACCGAGCTTGAATAATCACCGTTTTGTAATTGAAGTCCTTTGTTTTTAAGTTGATAGGTCAATCCGAAAACCGCATCTTCAGCAGAACGCCAAGCCACAATAGGCTGAATGAATTTAATTAGCGTAGCTTCGTCGTTTGTTGCCGTTTGGTCGTTATAGACTTCAAGCATATAATTAAAGAAAGTAGTTCCTAAGATAGGCATTACTCTTAATTGCGCTTGGGTTGCTATGTATGGAGTAACATCCGTAACGTCTACATTTGCCGTTATGGGTGTGTTCGTCTTTAGGTAGTTTTCAGTTATAAAGTAAAGCATTATACTGCGGGTGTTTCGGGGTTATTATTTGGTACAATATCACCGCCTTCAATCGGTGGTAACGATGCTAACGCTCTAATTTCGTTTGGAGTCATAGAACCCAAAACTTTTGTAGCAACTAAAGGGCTTAAAGAGTTTAAAGCATCGCTTGTTTTACTTGCGCTTTCTTCAACCTCAACGATAGTCTCGTTAATGATTTGAAAGTTATTAATGACTAACTCACCTTTTACCTTTGCGATGTGTAATAATTCATTGAAAATATCCTGTACGATTTCACGCAATGGTTTAACTACGTTTTTCTCAAATATAACGTACGCTTGTTTAATGTCCGAACCCGAACCCAAAGAACCCGTAGTTCGTACACCCATTAATATAGGGTCAATTGTATGAGCAAAACAAATTTGTTCCGTGTTTAACGCTGAAGCTTCTTGAAATAACTTGTCGTTTGAATTTGTTGGTAAACTTTCAATCTTTGGCATCTGTTCCGCTGAGTTAGCAAAGAATGCAACCGCTTTACCTGCGTTTTCCGCTCCTTTAAGCTTGTCAATAGTTCTACGTAGTACGTTTTTTTCTTCTTCGCTTTGTGGACGCTTAGGAAACATCATAGCAAAAGACGGGAAAACCGCGTTTTGAATGTTTGATTTCGCTAAATAACTAAGTTCACCACTTAAAAAAGCAAAGTTTAACGCACTTGAATACTGCGGTAATGGGTAATAGTCCTGTCCAATACACGGCAACTCATAAATAAACAGCTGCTCGTACTCATTACTTAACGGATGATAAGGTGTTATTTCAAAAACATCTATTCTCGATGCCCAATCGTCGCAAATAAAGTAGGTTTTACCGTCCTCTGAGCGTCTTAATTTCTCGGGTGAAAGGTTTTCAATCTTAGTAAGTTTTCCACGCTCTGAAAAGCACAATTTAAAGTATACCCTATTATGAATTACAAGTTGCTTTGTAGTAATATGAGCGACTTTTTTAAGTTTAATCTTCTTTTCGAATGCGTAAAGTTCTAATTTCTCTTCGTTTGTTAGCTTTTCAGTTTGAATTGTAAACCCACCACCGATTACCGCATTGACTTTGTAGTCTACAATTGCACCGTGTAATGGCGAAGTGTAATACATTTGGTTAAGGATTTCTGGATAAAGGTTATCCTGACCGAAAGGAATGTAACCAGCAACCTGATAACGCCCATTTACATAAGGTAATGCGAGATTTGCACCGCCAACTTTAGCAAAAGGTGTGCTAAAACTATGATAACCTTCCACAACCTCGATAGACGTTGCTTCATTTTGTTTACTAAAAAAATTATACCACGCCATTAATCGTATATTGAATTAACAATCGCACCCGAAACAACCATACGCCCCTCTTCAATTACTTGACCCGTCGTATCTTCTATTGTTACTGGTGGCACTAATGATTCATAAACCGAATATGTAAACTGACCTTTTACCAATTCAACATCTACGGGTTCGTCCAATAAGAATTGATTATATCTTTCTGGATATGCCGAAATATCGGTAGTAGTGAATAAAATTGGGTCGGATTCGGGATTCATTTCGTTTTGAAACACGAACAAATAATAAGGATTCGTTAATGTACTAACTTCGCTTAACGTCAACACTATATTATTTACTTCGTCTTTGTTTATGTATATCACAACTATATTAAATTAGTTCGTCTTTTTGTTTAAAAAAAAAGCACCCCGAAGGATGCTAATTTTCTTGGAGAAGATACTATTAAATAACCGCTAAAACGGCAGCTTCTGTAACCTCATAAGATAAATACTCCTCTTCAGACGTCAAAGTAACGGAATATTTACTACCATCCGCACGAGCAGTACCCGAACCCTCACCCGCAGCTGTTAACTGCATATAAGGGAAGTACCAATATTTTCCGTTAGCGTCTTGAACGATAACAACTAAATATTGTTGACCAGCACCCAATACTTTAATAGCTTGTGACTTAGATTGGTCACGACGATGAAACATCAACGTAACTGTTTTAGTATAATAAGAAGAACCATTTACAAGGTCTATAGCAGCGTCTTCTGTATACGAACCTGTATTTCTTCTAATTTCAAACTCAGTAAAGTTAGTTGGCGTTACTAAGTTAATTTGGTCAATTGTCCACGTCAATGTTGGGTTTACATCTACGCTATCAATTTCTTCTTGTTGGTTTATCCACACTTTGTAGATACCACCTGAATTGTTGTCACACGACTTTACAATTCCTTCTAATGCTTCACACGACATTTTTATATATTTTTTTATGTTTTACAAAAAAGGGTGGCGTTTATTGCACCACCCTCGAACCTATTTATTAACTTACTAATTAATCAAAACAAGCTGCCCAAACAGCGATTTGAGATGGGTTAGTATAATAGAAACCAGCTTTAACATTCGCACGAGTACGGATATATGGCTCAGCTACGGTGTCAGTTAAGTTAACCGCTTTCAATGCTTTAGAATCACCTTCAGCGTCGAATGCATAAACTAAATCGTCTTTCAAAGAAGCTACGATTGTGTTGTCAGGCATACCCTCACAAACAACAACTTTAATTCCTAAGTAAGTAGATTGCAATGGAGCAGTAACATAAGTCAAAGTGTTACCAGCAGCAGCAGCAAGTTCGTAAGCAGCAGCAACGTTAGAAGAAACACGGATTCTTAAATCTGTTTTCTTGAATCTAACTGATGCAGGAAGTCCATTAACTACTAAGTTCAAAGTAGCAAGTACGTTTGTAGAGTCAATAGCACCACCATTAGTGTAAGCCAAGTTAGCTGAATCACCACACAATTTAACTAAGTAACCATCACACAAAGCTAAAAGAGGGTTTTCGCTTCCCGTATCACCTTGCCATCTGATTAACTCGATGTCCTCTTCGATTTGCTTAGCCATTTCTCCCCAATAGTAGTTCATAAATGAAGGCACTGAAAAGTCACCGTTAGAACCTTGTGTCATTTGCAAAGCAACAAAAGATTGCTCTAAGTCGAACTGACAAATTTGTGCCATTGCAGAAAACGCACAAACGTCAATCTCGATAGCGTCCAAAGTATCCGTAGGCGCTTCGAAGTTACACGTAGATGCTTTAAGGATTGAACCGAAAGCAACATTAGCCAATTTAGTTTTTGATTTAATACCAGGCAAAGCGCGGTAAGTATCAGCAACATCAGCTGTTAAATAAGCACGAGAATAGAACTCGTTAGGGTTAGGACAAAGTAACGCGTTTGCTTCAATGTCAAGGTCGAATTTTAATTTTCTTTCCATTTTTGTTTTTATTTGATTTTAGTTATTACTTAATTTAGTTAATGCGCTGAATTTTTCAGCAATACTCATTTTTACTTCCGACTTTAATTCGATTTCGTCTTCAGCTTTTTCCGCTAACATCTCTTCCATTTGAGATTTTAAGTCAGCAATAATTTTAAGAAGATTATTAACTTGCTCTTCAAGTACGGGAGCAACGATAGCTAAAACAGCTTCCGCATCCGTAGCAACGTCAACCGCCATTTTAACTTCTTCTTTAACCTCTTCTTTTACTTCTTCAAGTTCTTCGGGTGCTGGTTGCTCATCGATAGGCTCAGTTTCAGTCGTAACGTCTTCTTCAACTACCGTGTCGCTTTCCATAGCCACTTCTTCTTTAGGTGCATCCTTAATCTCGATAATCTCACCGCCTTTTACAACGTAGATTTTACCTTCGATTAGGTGTTCCCCATCTGGTAATTTGTTCATATTATATTTATTTATTTGATTACTTAATTTAAGACCTAAAAACCCTTCAATAGAAAACCCAACTTGGTCTTCTTTTACTAACTCGGAATAATAATCTTTATCGGTTACTTGCGCCGTAATCATTAAAGTACCTTTAGGAACTTCAATTCCAAAAGTGCTAAATGCTTTATCTTCTTTTGGATTATCTACTATCCACGATTCAAGAATATATGCGGGAACTTGTTTAGCTTGGTCGTGTTCTAAATTAAAAATGTCTCGGTTTTTTAAATCCTGCATAAACTTAGCGTGGATTTGCTCGATAGTTTCCGCCGTGAATTGCACGTAGTATTCTCCCGTTTCATCGTCGCGTCTATAAATCTCCATTGGAATCATAGCGGGTGCTGTAATCCGATATTTTAGGTCATCTGAAAATACTAAACGCTCTGAATTAAACGCCATTCCTTTAACCTTAATAGCAGGATTTGATGTAAACGCTATTTGTTCGATTCCTAAATCTTCGCCATCGGAATAAGCAGGGTCAATCGTGATTTTGTAAATAGGTAAATCCTTTGTCATTCTCACTATATTAGATTTTGTTTATATTTGTTCAAAAATTATAGTTATGATTGAAGTATTAGGAAGGCAAATAGCCAACAAAATGAATGAAATTACGGTTGAAGAATTTGAAAAGATTTCAGCTATTCACAACAACAAAGAACTCGATAACATCGAAAAGCAAATTAAAGTTTTCGAAGTTGTAGGAATAGAAGAGGACGAATGGGATGACTTTAATTACTTTGTTGAAAAGACTAAAGAGTTTAACACGGATAATTATGAAGCTAAAGACGCTATCGAAGAAATAGAAATAGACGGATTTACTTATAAAGCCGAAATGAAACTATCCGTAAAAGACACAAAGCTAATCGAGAAAATAATTGTTAAAGAAAATAAGCATTCGGTTTCGGATATTATGGCATTGATGTTTAAACGAACGGATTTAAGCAATACGGAACACTACGATTCAGCGCATTTAAAACACAAATCAAAGTTGTTTAGAACACAAGCCGCTGAAATTGCAATCCCATATCTTAATTATGTCACAACAACAATCTCAAACCACGCTCAAAAACAAGCTGCCGATAGCGTGGAATCAAATAACGATTGAAACATTTATTGAATTACGAAGTCTATCGCAAGAAGATGGAATGTTCAATTATCAAATTGATGTGCTTTGCACGTTGTTAGATTGCTATCCCGAAGATTTTGATAACATTACATTAGATGAACTTGAAGAACTGCTATTAGAAGTTAAATTTATACGCGATGAACCGCCTAAAAACTACAAAACGTCTATTGGTAAGTATAAACTAAAGCCATTTAATAAAATTACACTCGGTGAGTTCATTAGTTTAGAAGCATATTTCTCCGATAACTACATTGAAAAGCTACTTAATATTATTGCTATTCTTTATCGTCGAGTTCGTGTTAATGAATGGGGTGACGAAATACTGGAATCTTATAATTATCATTCAAATGATAGGTTAGATTGGTTTTTAGACTTTGCAATTACGGACGTTTTCGGATTACTACCCGAATACATTAAATTTCGGGAAGGTATTATAGACCAATACAAAAACTTAATGACCGAATCCTATGAAGACGATTTCGAACTTGACTCTAATATGGATGCCGAAGATTTAAAAGCGGTTGAAGAGGAAAAGAAACAAAAGAAATGGGCTTGGGAGCAACTTATTTGGATGTTGTGTCAAGAAGACTTAACCAAATTTAATGCCGTTTGTGAACTTCCGTTAATACTCGTCTTTAACTTTTTAGGAATGAAAAAAGAATTGAATGTTTAATACTCCAATTCTCCCCAAAACTCACCAAATAACGGATTGAAGTCGTAGATTACGTTTTGCTTTTTACGTAGCATTCCCGCAACTTGTACTAATGGATATTTACCCGAAAGCCATTCGATGTATTGCGCATACATTTCTGAAATAATACCTTCGGATTCTAATCGTAAATTGAATGACCTAACAAGGTCGTAAGGTTCTATTGATATTGTGCCGTTATTTAAGAACCCAAAATAATAAGCCGCAAGTATTTCTATTCTTAGATTGCCTTCCGTTGTGAATTTAGCGTTAATACGTACAGAATCGTAAAGCGTACCCGTGTCTATTAATCCATCTTCAGCAATTACTCGCTTTAGAACTTTCGCTGCTTTATTTCTTATTTTGTACTTAAGTTTAAATTCTTTATCAGGCATATTCTATATTATTTTTAATCTTCGCTTTGTTCGGGAACTTGACAATTCGTGTAATTATTAATTGAACACGTTATAGTCATTAACCACCCCGCCGCATAATCTAACAAATCATTGTTTAACGGTGTCATAGTTGGCACTCCTACAACATCAAAGCTATAATCGTCCGAGTTTAAAAACCAATTGTAAAGGTCGTTTAAAATTAAATGGCAATCACTTAAAATCACGTTTATGTTTGCTCGGTCTTTTTGTATAATATCAAAGCAATAGATTTCTAAATTAATCTCGGTAGTAAAACCCATTTCACTCGGAGCAGCATCCAACGGGCAAATGTAAACCAAAGGATATTTCTCGTCTTTAGTAGCAAAGTTTTCTAATTGCTCACGGAAGTCAGAACCTACTTTTTTAACCTGTAGGTGATTATCATAAAAATTAATAATCTTATTTATTAAACTTTGGTAACTTATCATAGTGTTGCGTTTTCGTTTATTTTAGTTATCTTATTTTGAGTGTTCGTGATTTCGGTTTCACTTACTACGGCGTTAACCGTTATTTCGTTTGTTTGTGTTTGTTGTGCGCCTACGTTATTCATATCATTGCCTTGCCCAAATAAATTAAAGGCAGGAGCAGCCGTGCCAGTTGTTGACGATGAAGACGCGGCAGGAACACCACCACCACCAACACCACCACCACCCGTTGACGTGAATTGTGTTTGTGCAATTTTACCAATATTGACAGCCGATGTTGTTATAGCCGTAGCTAATGAAGCAATACCGAGCGGGTTAGGAAAAGGACCAATTGCTAATGGAGCGGATGCTAAAGATGCGGTAACGGCTTTACCAGCGTCAATTATTGCACCAGCTAATTGCATATTTTTATTGAACTTAAATTGTTTTTTAGCTAACTCTTCTTCTTCTTTGCTTCCTTTTTTAACTTTTGACATTTTAGCGGCAAAAGCAATATCACCAATGTTTTGTATCGATTGAGTTGTTTTATCAGCTAACTCCAAAGCGGCGTTTGCTGTATCTAATTGCGCCTGACGTTTTTTAGCTTCTTCTTCTTCTTTTATTTTAACACGAGCGTCTGCGGCATCTTTGTCTATTTGATTTAAATCCGATTGGTATTGTGTTGTTAACGCAGCAATCAACGCTTGGTTTTCACCTGCTTCCGCTATTTCATTATCAAATTGTACCGCTCGTTTATCTTTTAATAATTGTATTTTTTCATCTTCAGTTTTAGCAAGTAATTCTTGTAATTGTATTGCTTGTTTATCCTGAAGTTCATATTGCTTTATTAATCCCGCGTTATACTCTTCTAAAAGTTTCTTTTGTTTTTCCTTTTCCGCGTCTATAACGGTTTGTTCTTGTTTCTTTAGGTCTGCCTCTAATTGAAGTCTATAAAGTTCCGCTAATCGTGTTTTTTCTGCTGCCGTTAATGCTTCGTTTTTTTGTAAATCCTGCATTTGTCGGACGTACTTTTCATTTATCGTAGCTATCTCACGTTCGTTATCATTTTTAATTAATGCGATTTCTAAATCCGCTATCGTTCTTTGCGCGTTTAATCTATCTTCAGCGAATTTCTTTGCTGCATCTGCTGCTTTTTTAGCTGCATCCGCATTCGCTTTAGCTATTTTTTCGTTATTTTGTTTTTGTAGGTCAAGTTCCTTTTTAGCGTCTTCTTGTTTTTTAACCCTATCTTCAGCAACCATTGCATTTCGATTTCTACGCTCATCTAAAATAGTTGCGTTTTGTTCTTTAATCGAATCTTTTAATTTCTTAACCTCTTCTTTGTTTGCTTTGTCGCCTAATGCTAATTGTGCATCTAATGCATCCTGATTAGATTTTAATCGCTTTTTAGCTTCAGTCCCGATAAATTTACTTTTGTCAAGTTCTAATTGTAATGTATCCTGCCCGTATATTTTAGCCATACGGATTTCATAGTCCATACCTCCGACAACTTTCTCTTGTCGTTCCTTTGAACTTGCCATTATCTTTTCATTTGCCGCTACCATTTTTTCGGCGTTTTCTTCTGCGGCATAACTCGTTAACCCTAACCAATCCGTTAAGTCTTTAAAGCCTTGAATCAAATCATTAATAGGTTTCATTAAAAAATCAATGACCTTTTTAAGAATTCCCATTTTATTAAGCAACAAAAGAATAGCGGCAACAATTGCAACGATAACCGCAACTAATAAAAATATCGGGTTAGCTAATAGCGATAATCCAAAAGTTATAAATTGTTTTGTCAGTACACCAACGGCAGAGCCTAAAGACATTAATACAGAACCGAATCCTTTGAATTGCGCGGCAAACTCCGCTGGATTAATTCCTTTTAAAGTTGTAGTTAATAGTTTGGCTTTACCCGCAGCTTCTTGAAAATCCAAAGACATTATAGAATCCTTAATCGAACCTAAGTTATTACTAACTTGCTCAAACTTTGAACCAGAAGCAAATATTGCTACCTGTTCATTTGCATCCGCTAATTGGTCTTTTAGTTCACCCGCTCGTTGCGATAACTTTGCAATAGATTCCGAATCCGTAGCATTTGCTAACTCGCCTTTTAAATCGCGTAACTCTTTTTTTATCGCACCTATGCCGGTGACTTTTATTGGAACTTCTATTTCATTCATATCGTTATGGATAAACTCTTATTTCTATTGTGTTGTTATTTAAAGCACCATCTAAAGCACTTCCCGTAAAATCGTAATACCTTATAACTACCTCATCTGTTCCGTTGTTATCAAAATACGCAATCCCATAAGTGCCACCTGTTTGATTTATGATACAATATGTTTTAGTTTGAACGGGAAAAGCACCAACTAATGTGCCTAAATAAAACCCTATACCAATCCGTGTCCAAACAATATCACCAATTGTATTCTCTAAAACCGTAACTACAGGGTCAAGAATTCCCGTTTGAGTTACATTTGCTATGTATTTTTTATAAGTTGGTAGTATCGTGTTTACGGATTCACCATTTATTGTTTCGGTAACCGTTAAATTACTTGTTGTTAAGCCACTTTGCGTTACGCTTTGATTATCGCCTATAACGATTCCTTTTAAACCGCTTGGCACTACATTACCTTTTCCGTATATTTCTACGTTACCCGCGCTTAAATTAACATTTGATTGTTGTTTAATAGATAATACTGCCGTTTCCGAACTTATATAGCTTTGCTCATCACCAATATAACGCGGTCTTTTTATAGGAAAGTTAGCTAAATCAATTTCAGTATCAATACTTATTAATTCAACTTTGGTTAAAGCCTCATCGTTGGCGTTGTAATCAATTACTTTATTTATATTCCACCAACTATTATCAATCCGTATTTTGTCATTAAGTTTTAATGTTTGAATATCTGCTTCATTCAAATAGAAAGAAGCTATTAGCATTCGCCCTACATTAATTTGGTTAACGGTTCTACGCCAATATAAGTTATAAAGATTATTGTTCGTTAAAACGCTTGTTTGATAGAAGTAATAATCACAAACACCAAAGTTAATATCAAAAGTTGGAGTTAATGCATCGTTGAAATGTCCCGTTTGTGGGTACGATGTAAGTCCCGTTACGCCCGTTGTTCCTTGCTCGTAAATATTAAATGATTGACAAGTCTTATTACCCGCATCGTATAGGATTCTAATATTTGTTTTTGGCGCTATTCCATCAATTGTTGGAAGGTAAGCATCAAATGAAGTTTTATTTACGGGAGTAGGTGAGAATAATAGTTCTTTTGTGTCCGTGTCTTTGACATATTCGTTATCAAAAGTATATTCTAATTGACCATATATTTCGTTTGTAGCCTGAAAATATACTTTATTAGCTGAATCCTCATCCTGTTTGTAGGTAAGTTTTAACTTTTTCTTTTGAATATCTGGTAAGAAGATTAGTTGTTGTTCTTGGTTCTTTGCAAGTTTAGTAGACCAATTTTTTTCCGTTCCCGAATCATACCACTCATCACGCTGAACTAATATTAATTTATTCGGTTGGTTTGTATCGGGATAGGCGTAAAGATTATACATCTGAAATACAGCCTTTACAAAATCCGATTGCTTAATCTTTTGCGGTATAAAGTCATTAACAACTTGAGTACCTGTAATTATTTGAATATTATTTGAAGGCACTATGTCTACAATCAACGAACTGAAATCAACTTGTGGGTTTACTTGAACATTTGAGCCGCCACTCGTTGCATTTGTACTACGCCAAACAGCATCGCTACCAAAATTATATAACGATGTTACGTTAACACCTACTTTTATTTCTACAATATCGGAAGCCGTTATATTAATCGGAATCGGAATTGTAGTTGTTCCCGAAGCTGTTAAAACTGATAATGAAGTTGAAGGTGGAATGCTAATAGTTGTAATCCCATCACCGACGATAACATCGTCCGATGCCTGAACAAAACCAACGCCCGAACCATTAACCAACAATTCAAATTGAAGATTATATTGTATTTGAGCGTTTTGATATAATAAAGTCGTATTATCTTGAACTTTTAAATAAGCGGTAAAAGGTGGCGACGTACTCGCGTTATCTAAAATTATTTCATACGCATACGTAAAATTAAAGAAATACGTTTGACCTTGCGCCGTATCCGAATTAAATGGCGTATTGTATTCGCCCGTTGATGGATTAAATAAATTTTGAACATCGAGCGTTTCAGTCCACGTTGTAACCTGCTCGGTAAAGGATTGATTATAACCAGGATTCGGTTGTGCATACGAACTTAAAAATGTTGTATCCGCTGTTACTCTATAATCCGTGTAATCAAAGTTATTTACATCGCCATTATAAGGGATTAATAACTTGTCAAAATGAAAATCAGTTAAGTTTGCCCAATCGTAAGTAAATCCCGCATTTGCAAAAATTCTATCAAAATAACTTTTGGCGTAAATAGCGGGTTTAAAATGATTAATCGTGTAATTTGCCGTGTCATTAAACGGCATTATATATTTATAATGGTCGCTTTGACTATGAGCCCAACTATCGGTAATTGCCGTAATACTAAATTCGTGATTACAATCGCTAAAATCTAAATTAGTTAGTTCTAAATTAGTAATCGTTGTGTAAAATTCGGCTTGTGAATCCTTAACTAAAACCTCGTATTCTACGCCCTGCTCATAAGCATCCGTTAATTGTACTTTTTTTACGTTTACTAATTGAAGTAAAGCATTTGTTATAATCGGAATGCCATTTTGTAATACCGTGCATTTGGTGATTTTGTTTATGTCGAAAGTTCCCGCGCTTATATTTACATCGTAATAGTTGTTTAAAAGCGTGTTATTGTTCTTTGAGCCAGTTAGGGTTATGGTCTTTGAGAAAGTACCTTTGCGTTTCGTTAAATCGCGAATATCGCCCACTTGAAAGTTAAGCGGAAAATTAGTGCCTTCTTTGACATCTAAATAACCCGTTTCAATTTGTATCCTAACCATTGATGTTGTCCTGATTTGCTAAACGAACTTGAATCGAATGTTTAATTAAGTTTTTGTTTCTTTGTTGGAAAATTTCGTAGTTCGTGTTTGTGACTATTACGGGTTGATATTCCGTGCTTTCGGGTATTCTTAAAGGACATCCACCCTCGTCTTCGGGATAAAGCCAATTTTCCGTATTTGTGTACGATGCTAACTTTAAATAAACTTGCGGCGACGTTATCAACTCTTCGAAATATCGATTCATTGATTCGGTCATCCAATTGGTATTTAATTCAATCGTCTTTTTAACATTGATATTAAAAGACTTAAACCCGTTTTCGATAGTGCTGTAACTCCATTGGTCAACACTTGGTATTGTATTTATAAATCCCGTTACATCCTGATTATACTCATCGCGTGAAACCTCACCGCGTTCGTAATTCTTTAACTGAAAAGCAAATGAACTAAAAGAACCTAACCTATCTAAAAACAAACAATGATATTCGGATATTTGAACCCTTGTATCTAAATTAATTCTATAAGTTAGAGATTTTTCAATTGGCGTTCCCGTGTTTGCGGTTGAATAATACACATCGTAATGCGTAGTGTCGGTCTTTATCATTGGTAAAGTTGCCGCACCTATCGGAGTTAACACCCCATAATTATTCGCACCTACAGCAATTTGATAACCAGTTGCAGTTCCCGAAATAGTTTTATAGAAATACTCGCCATTTGAGTTTTTAAATATTACGTAGTCGGGGCTTCCCGTTGGATTTAACACGTTTAAATAAATGTCTTGCCCTAATGTACTATAAAAGGTTGTGGGTTGGTTTGTGAGTAATCTTTTTGTATCCGCCGTTAAACTAAAATCAGTATAATCCCAAACAGGAAAATCTAACCAACGGAAAGCGCCATTAAACACCGCCTTTGTATATTCAGAACCAAAAACATACGTTTTTCGATTATCCGCATAGGTAATCGTTCCATCAATTGTCGTATTTGTTACCAATGACCAAAGAGAATTAACTACGATATAAGAACCCGTTGCGCTTAACACGGTAAACAAACCCTCTAAGTATGGGTTAGCCGTTCCGCCATCCGCTTGTTTGATGTTTATTCTATCACCAGCCGCAAAACTATTTGTTACATTAATACGCACGTTACCCGAACTATTTACTAATGTACTCGTATAAGATACTCTTGTTGTGTATTCTTCGCCTACTTCAACTTTATAGGTATAAAATGAATTGTTAGCCGCGTAATAGTTTGTAGACGTAGTGTCCAAATCAAACGAAACGTAATTGCTTAATAACTTAGATAAATCCTGCTCACCGTATCCCGTTCCGAAACTTGGCAAAACACGATATTCAGCGATGACATTACTTAAAGAATCTTTTACTTTATAGACATAGCGAAAGCCATCAAAGTTTTTAACATTTGAATCTATAATCCATTTAATCGGATTGTATGCGGGTGTTATGTCCTGCGGTCTCGCTATTAAAGTTATTGCCATTAGCTAAAAGGTGGTGGTGTTGGTTTTGGTTTATATTCAATTAATGGTAAATCTTTAACCCAAAGAAAGTCGGGGTTTACACATTGCTCCATTTCTTCTATTGAAATTACCCAATTATTATCTGCATCCTCAATTGGATTGAAATACGAATCAGGTGCATACCATTGACCTACTAATTCGTCTTTTTGTAACTCAGTAAGCAAGCCTACATAAGTTGTTCTTTGTTCTGCTGTTAGTTCTGTTAGTTTCATACTTGTCGTCCTAATGTTGTTTGGAATGCTTGTACTGCTGTTGTTAAATTACCAACTTCAGCGGCTGTTAATGTTTCTCCTATATATTGAAAAGCGTGTTGCCTTGAATTGTATGAACTTGCACTGCCTCCAGGATTATTTCTTGCACCAACATATACATTCAAGTTTACAGCTGTATTACTTGTACCACCTTGTGTTCCTAATGAAATACCATTTCTATAAACTACCTTTGTATTAACTCCTGATGTTCTTGAAACAACAAACATCCCGCGAGTATCTGAAACAAAATTTCCTGCACCATTACCTACAAAATCATTAACTGCGTAATAAGTGTTATTATCTGTGAATTTAATTGCTAATTGTAAACCATTAAACGCACCATCAACCGCACCAAATTCAGAACCAGCATTAACACCTGATGTTCTTGAATAAACACCAGCAGAAATATTACTTCCTGTATTATTTACTGAAATATTATATCCTGTATTACCATATCCATTAACACCACCAAATAAAACACCATTATTAGACCAAGTTACTCCACCATTCCAAGTAATCTGAAACTGAGCAGGGTTTTTAAGATTGTAACTTGTGCTTGAACTTGTGCCACCAACATAAGGATAGATAGCTTTCATTTTAGTCCAAATGTTATACCCTTTCAAGTCAACTACTAATTGATTAATCGCACTTTGTTGAGTAGGGTTAGTTATTGAAGCAGCTGTTATGAATGCTTGTGCATCGGGGTCAATACCTCCGCCACTTGCAGTTCGTGCTAAAATTCCGTGCGTTGCTAAGAACATACTATTGCCGTATCCATACATAATTAACCTAAAACTAATGCGACACTACCCGAAGTTAAATCTACTCCGCTAAATTGTAAATCCGAAGTTGGGGTTATAATTGCTCCCGCTTTAACTGCAGTTGCAGGTGTTCCGATATAATTCGCTTTTACGTCCGTTCCCGCTATTTTAATAGCATTGAAAACCGTGTCTTCTAAAACTACAATCATATCGATAACCGCAGTTTTTTCCGTTGTGTTGTTTAAAATGAAAGTCCCTCTGTTAGCGACTAATTCGCCCATTAAATTTGTACTCATTATTTATCTATTTTAAGTTGTTAAATCTCCTGCTAAATACCACTCATTAGTGCCTCTCTTTATCAATGTAGCCATAGCATATTGTGCGGCTGTCTTAGTCTTACCTCCACTTGAACGTAGTGTAACTCCTACATCAGGAACTACAGTAACTTGACCTGCTCCATATTGTGATAGTATTATCTGAGCGCCAATAGGAAAGGGTTGCGCCGTGTTAGTTGGTATTATAAGTAAGTTACTTGCTAAGAAGTTAAGTTCTATGAATTTAGAGTTATCTCCTGTTACTAATGTATATTGTAAAGTCTTAGTGTCAATAGTTACATCTCTTGGGGCAGGTGTATATCCTAAAGCCGTTGCTATGGTTTTATTTTTCCATAACTGAGTAGAACTTTCGTAAATTAAAGCGTCATTATCAGCAAGTGTTCCCGTGTTTATGTATACGTTATGAAGTTCATCCAACTCCCATCCGTTCATTATCTTAACGTATATTTTTCCGTGATTAACGTGGGCATATTCTACGTATCCAATTACTACAATATGAGCAGTTGCTGCCGTTGGTTTAATGTTTGTAATTGCTCCTGGTATTGTAGAAGATAAATAAAGAACGTCACCATCTACCCAAGTTTCACCTTGTAAGCTTCCCGTTGTGTTTATGTCTTCAATTTGTCCTACCGTAATAATAAACCCCTCTTGGTTCGTTGCAATCGTTTCTGTAACTAATCCGATTGTATCCGCTGAATTGTTATCGTTGTTAGCTTGAGCATATGCAACGGCTAATCTTTGACCTTGCGCACCCGAAACACGAACTGCCGTGTAATTAGCTTTTGTTAATGTAGCATTCGGAGTGACCTTATTAACTACTCGAGCGACTAAGTCAACGCCATTTTTAAGAATTACCGAACCGCCCTTTAAAGTTGTTTCTGAACTTCCGAGCGTATTATTCCATCGCGTCGTTCCTACTGCAGCCGTTCCCGTTGGCGAAACATCTAAAGTTAATTGACCTGCTTTTAATTCATATTCACCTAAGTCTACGTTTTGAGTTGCTCCCGTGTAAGGAACATAATCACTACCTACGCCATTAATTATTTCTTGACCTGTAATAGACTTAGTTACATAAGAACCGCTTTCTAATGTACTAACTTCAATTAAATCTGTAGCCTCTAAATCTGCTCCTTTCGGAGTCATTTGACTAATTTTTTGTCTTTCGCGGTAAGCCATACCAATATTATTTTTTTTCGTGTTTATGTTTAGAACGCAAAGTAACTATCGTCGGTGTAATATTCTTGTCTAATGTGAGTAACCGCGTATCTAATCGCATCCATTGCATCGTCAAATAGTTTTATAGGTTCATCCGTGATTATGTCACCTACCTTTTTCCATTTGTAGTTATCATATTCCTTCTTAATCTCTTTTGAATCCTCACAAAACACACCAAACGTTTTAATGTTATCAATTCCTTTTTTAACTACCTTATTCGCATTTTGAACGTCAAACCCTGCGTTGTTCATTTCGGCAATTATTTCGGGACGTGAGTAATCCGCTAATATCGTAACGTGTTTTTCCACGCCTAACTGATTCATTTTGTCGATTAGGTTCGTAGTAGTTAAATAGCTTTCATAAATTACCTTTTCGATAAAGATATCGTTATCTACCCAATAAACCCGAACTAATGCCGTAGGGTGGTTATATCCAAAGTCTAACCCGTAAACGTAATTAACGAATCTCGCGGGGCGATGGTTAATAAAATTCCAATTCGAATAGATGTTTGATTTACTGATTGCCTTTTCGCCGAGTGCATAGATTTGATATAACGCCTCATCGGTACGTTTTAAATCCTCTATTTGCTTTTTAATGCTTTCAGGTAAAAACGGATTATCTTTATAAGTTGACTTAATTAATAACGATTCGTCTTTTGGTAACTCGTAAAGCCAACTTGAACTCTCAGACGGGTTATAATCAAATATCAACTTGTTTTCGGTTCTCATATTAAGTTGGGTAAAGTCATCGTAGTAAAGTTCATTCGCTTCATTACACCAAGCTACGTCACGTTTGCGCCCTCGTATCTTTTGCTCGTCATCTACGCTAAAGAATTCTACTATTGAACCATTATCAAAAGTATATATGTGTTCCGACTTGTTATGGCGTTCCTGTGAGTAGATTTCTAATTCTTTAAGTATTTCGAAGAAGTCACGCATCACCGTAGCACGTAACGCGGGAAAAGTCTTTCTAATAATACTAACTACCTTTTGGGGATTCTGTAAAGCGTAAACGATTAGCAATTGACAAAGCGAATAAGTTTTACTTGACCTACTCCCACCTTCATTAATAACAAAACGCACCCCTTTATTTTGGAGCGCGTTAAAGTTCTTTTCAAAGATAATAGTAGAATTTAATTCCATTTGCTTACATTTTGCACACTTTGGGAATACTCACCCCATAGATGCATTTACAATTCGTTCGTATTTGTGTCACTTGGCTTAATGATATTGACCTTTATTTCGTTTATCGATTCGCCATTCGTAGTAACATCGCTACTATCTTTTATTCCAAGTTTACGTGCAATTAAATTAGGGTCAAACAATTTAACCGCTGCTCCTTTAAAGTTATGCGTAAAACAAAACTTTCTTATATACGCGATGATGGGGGCATAATCCGAATATCTACCTTCTTTATTCTTTGAATAATCTCCTAAGTCATTAATAATTTCATTGTCGGCTAACCATATTTCAAATTCATCAAATGTTACTGGAGTTTCAAGTGGTGTTTTAACTTGTTTTCCGTCTTTTCCTACGTAGTCTATTCTATACATAGGATTTTCAGCTGAATGTTTTACGTATTGTTTAAATAGTGTAAGTAACTTTTCAGGTGATTCAATATATTTATGTTTTGCCATAGTTCGTGTTTTAGTTAGGGTTGTATGAATAATCGTTAAATTCTTGTTTTGTAACAGGATGAAATTCTAAATAGTCTTTATTGTAGTCTATAAAAATACAGTAGTTTATTTCAGCTACGTTCATAATTAACCTCATTGCGTTCCATTCGTGTTTATGTTTGTTTGGATTCATAAAGACGATGTAATAATCGCTTTTAAGAATTACACTCATTCAGCTTTTTTTCTTCGTCTTTTTGGTTTTTCAGCTTGTTCTTCGGTTGGTTCCTGGTCGATACCCGTGTAATTGATTGCTTCAGGCTCAAACAAGTATCCAAGTCCGATTGATTGATAGTAATTAAATCGAGTTGGGTCTAATTTGTCAACTTCGATTCGCTTTTGCCCTAATACACTATCGTATTTTACAATCACTTTGCCTTTAAATTCGTCTTTAATTTTCATTTTCAAGTTTTATTCGTTTTAAATCTTCTTTTATTTCTTTAATCCAATAGTGAGCCGTTGTAAATGGTAGGTCGAAATACTTTCCCATTGCTCGGGCTGTTGTGTATCCTTTATCGTAGTATGCTTCAAATATAATTAACTTAATTCTGTCTTTAATCGTGTTTCTGTATATCTCAATACAAGACTTGTATAACTGATATTTGCGCTCCTGCTCTATCTTATATATTAAGTCGGAATCGTCATTCGTTTCATTCGGCTCGTATTCCAATGCCGTAACTAACTCTTCTTTGTTACTTTGGGATGTATTCCAAATGATTTGTTTTTTGATAGTGTTTAATAGATAGCTTTTAACTTCGTTTTCCGTGTTTAATTCGGGGTTTAACTTGACTAAGTATAAGTAAGAATTGTTTATTACGACATCCGCGCTTATAGTGCTATTCATTCGTACCAAAAAATAGTTAGTGTATTTTCTAATCTCAGCGTAATTCGTGTTTATGTATTTGTCAAGAATTGCTTTCAAACCATTGCATAAAATCCTTGAACCATACCCTCCTACGAACATTTGAACAAAAGCATTCGCCATCCTTTTTTCCCGTTTTTAGTTCCTTAATCTTTTTTAACTTATTCAAACTAACCTTTGAATACTTAATAACGTCCTGCGAAGCGTTTATTTCGTTTACTACTTCGAGTTCAGCCTGTTCAAACATATATCAATTATAAAAGCAATTAACGCACCTAAACAAGCTAATTGAAAACTACCGGTATAAAGTAACGTAGTCCAAAAACTCCAACACTTCCAACAACCTAAAGACGAATGAACGTAATTCGATAGGTGAGTAATCTTAATCTGTTTAAATATAAAATCAAAAAGCAGCTGCAAGGGTTCGAAATTAACAAACCACCAAGCAACTGCAACTAAAAATACTAATTCCATAGTCTTAAATTTCGACTAAGTTATTTAATTTTTTCTTATAATTAATTAAACGTCCTAACGCCCGTGAGCAAGTGTCTAATCTATCCACGTATTTATCAGCTAATTCGTGCAATAATCCTTTCTTTAACTGCATAATAAATCGTGAATGCCCATTCATTCGAATATGCATACCTTCAATCATATCGTTAATCTCTTCTATACGTTCTTTAACTAATTCAGTGTCTAATTCTTCTCCCGTTCCCGTGCAACTCATACATTCGTAGTCAACTATATCCTGTAAATAAGGAATTTCAGTTCCGTTGTGTTCTATCGTGATAGTTCCCCATCCGTTACATTCTTGGCAATCTCTTAATAAATCTTTCATAATTCGTGTTTTTAATTGTTTAACGTCTACAAATATATTAATTAATATAATACAACAAACAAAAAAGCGGAATTTTTTACGTTCCGCCTTAAATTATTTACTAAAGAACTCACCCAGCTTTTCAATTGACTTGCTGGATAAAGTGTTTCCGCTCATAAACTTATGTAAGTTAGGTTGTCTTATACCTACTAACTTAGAAAAAGCGTTAAGGCTTAATTCGTGTTTTTGTAGGTAGTGTTTAACCATTAACCTCGTTAACTCATTTGCTTCGCTTAAAACCTTTGCTTGTTGTTTCATATACCATTTAAAAAGTCATCAAACTCCTTGTTTCCGTACGTTGGTTTACCGCCTGTTGGCTTTGCTTGTTCTTGAACTGGTTTAAAACTTAGGCTTTGAAACTTGCCTTTTTGTCCGTCTTTTATCCAAGCTGAAACATAATAATCAACTCCGCCTATTGTAGCTTTTCCTTGATAATGTGGATGCGTTTCCTTTTCTCTTTTGTCGTTAGTAAATAACGCTCCTGAATTGTCTCTTTTTTCCATTTTACTTATTTATTATTTATTAATCCAAATTCCATCTTTACCGCCATTCTTTTTTATTTCGTCTTTTGCGTAATTAATACGGTCTAACGTCGTGTCTAAGTCATCGGTTATAATCATTCGTGTAAACCCAAACTCATCGCCTATATCCTTTTTAAATAAAGATGCTTCATAATGAAACCACATTGTTTCGTTTAAAGGTGATGCACCAATATAATAAACTACTTCTTCTTCGCGTTTATATGCTTCGCTTTCTTTTAGCAGCTTATAAATATCGTTTACAAATTGAAAATAAGCCTCATTGTTTATAATACCTATAAACTCTTCTTCGTTAATTGTCTTTTCCATTTTTACTTTGTTTTAATATATAACCTTTTAAATCTTTCAACTGAACAGCAAAACTCTTTTATTGTGTTTGCTTCATCTTGTCTTATTGTTTCATACCAAAGTTTATCTCTTTTAAAGTCTTTGATTTGTACGATTTGCTCTCGGGTCGTGTTTTTGTAGTAACCCATTACTTTTAAATCTTCATTCATAGTTCTAAAATTAAATTGTTATAATATTCTCTTGCTAACTCTATTCGTTCTTTAATTTGTTCTATTACGCTTTCGTCTTTTGCTATTTTAAAGACTTTTAAACGCTTTTCTTTTGGGATGTGGTCAAAGTTATGTTTCTTTTGTACAAAGTCTCTTACATCTAAACTTTCATCTATTAGGTTTTGTTTCCAATGTTCACGCCTAACCTCGTCTTCTACTATTTGAAAAGGTGTATTAACAAGGCAGTAACATAAAAGTGCTTCGGTTTTGCCAGTAAGCCATAAATACCCTTGTAATTGATAATAATAATCTTTGTTTGGAATTTCATCTTCGAAAAAAGGGAAGGTTGTAGCGTCCCAAGAAGTTTTTACGTCCAAAAGTATTTCATTCGTGTTTACATCGGGTGTTCCCGTTATCCATTCGTTTGTTATGTTTTCTTCATTTTTGTAAATAAACCCTAAATTCAAAACATCGTTAACGAGTTCAATAGCTTCGTCTTCGCATTCGTTTCCTTTGTCGGTGTACCTACTCCAAAATTCCTTACGGATTCCGTAGGTGTTTTCGATTGCTAACTCCTGTAAGTAAGTTTTGCAAGTCTTAGATAAAACCTCGCCCTTTGTTTTGGGCGAAGTCATTATTTTACCTAATTGCGATGCTCGGATTTTCATACTAATAACAATGATTTCTTTTGAACTTCGTTTAAATCAAACTTTGCTTGTAGTTCTTCGGCTGTAAATTCACCGTTACGGATAGCTTCTACTGCTTTTAAGAATCGTTCACCTTGTATTGTAGGCTTTTTTACTACATTAGTTGTTTTAACGCTTGAGCCATCAGTGTCTTTATCGGTAACTATTCCTAAAATAGCGCTTAAAGCATATC